GCGGCCTCTCGCGCTCAGGGCGGCCTCGGCGGTCTTGGCTCCAAGGCGCGTTCTGCGATGCGCCGCTCGAAGCAGTCGACTCCCGGCAAGGAGCTCGTTCTGCACAACCCGACAGCGCGGGGACAGGCGGCCTTCGAGGCGCTCAAGAGGAAGCAGCGTCGGGAGAACAGCGGGTTCAAGCAGGGGCGGCCGGGTACGACGATGCGCCGCAAGCGCGTCTCCAGGCAGCGCGGCTAACCGTCAAAATGCTTTCCAATACTGCGACCCCCCAGTATTACGAGGCTTTCCGACGTCGGGTACTCTCGGGCGAGATTCCGGTCTGTCACGAGATAGAGATGGAGATGAACCGTATCGATCGCCTGGTGGACGATCGTAGGTACTACTACGACGACCAGGCGATCGACGGCTTCATCCGTTTCTGCGAGAGGGAGATGACGCTCACTGACGGCGAGCGGCTTCACCTCCTCGACACATTCAAGCTCTGGGCGGAGCAGGTCCTCGGGTGGTGGTACTTCGAGGACCGTTCGGTCTACGTTCCGGGCGAACGAGGCGAGTCCGGGCACTTCGAGCGCAAGCGTGTTCGGCGACGTCTGGTGAACAAGCAGTACCTGATCGTGGGACGTGGTGCGGCGAAGAGTCTCTATATGACGCTCTTCCAGGCCTACTTCCTCACAATCGATACAAGTACGACGCACCAGATCACGACCGCGCCTACGATGAAGCTCGCGGAGGAGGTCATGTCCCCGTTCGCGACTGCCATCTCGCGCCATCCGGGACCGCTGTTCTCGTTCCTCACCCAGGGCTCTCTCCAGAACACGTCGCCGACGGCGAAGGCCAATCGTCCGCAGCTGTCGCCGACCAAGAAGGGCATCGAGAACTTCCTGACGAACTCCGTGCTCGAGATCCGTCCGATGACGATCAACAAGCTCCAGTCCCTCCGAACCAAGATCAACACGGTTGACGAGTGGCTGTCCGGCGACATCCGTGAGGACGTCATCGGAGCGATCGAGCAGGGGGCGTCCAAGGTCGACGACTACCTGATCCTGGCGGTGTCGTCAGAGGGTCTGGTTCGGAACGGCGCCGGGGACAACATCAAGCTGGAGCTTCTGAAGATTCTCCGGGGCGAGTACCAGGACCCGCACACGAGCATCTTCTACTACCGCCTTGACGATGTCAAGGAGGTGGGCGACCCGTCTACCTGGCGTAAGGCTCAGCCGAACCTCGGCTACACCGTCTCCTACGAGACGTATCAGCGGGATGTGGAGCGCGCGGAGAACGTGCCGCACGCTCGTAACGACATCCTCGCCAAACGGTTCGGTATTCCCATGGAAGGGTACACCTACTACTTCACCTACGAGGAGACGCTCCCGCACCGCAAGCGCGATTTCTGGGAGATGGGCTGCGCCATGGGTCTGGACCTCTCGCAGGGGGATGACTTCTGCGCATTCACGTTCCTGTTCCCTCTGGGCGATCAGCAGTACGGCGTCAAGACGCGGTGCTATATCTCGGAGCGCACCATGCTTCGTCTGCCTGGCGCGACTCGGCAGAAGTACGAGGAGTTTCTGGGGGAGACCTCTCTTCGGGTGCTCGACGGAAGCGTGCTCGATCTCATGGCCGTTTTCGACGATCTCGAAGAGTACATCCAGGAGCACGCCTACGACGTGCGCTGTATAGGCTTCGACCCGTACAACGCCCGCGAGTTCGTGGAACGGTGGACGAACGAGAACGGACCCTTCGGTGTCGAGAAGGTTATTCAGGGCGCGAAGACTGAGTCGGTCCCGCTGGGCGAGATCAAGGCCATGGCGCAGGATCGTCGACTGCTCTTCGACCAGTCGATGATGCAGTTCACCATGGGAAACGCAATCACGCTTGAGGACACCAATGGCAACCGCAAGCTGCTCAAGGCCCGGCACGAGAACAAGATCGACTCGGTCGCAGCGCTTATGGACGCGTGGGTGGCCTACAAGCTGAACAAGGAGATGTTCGATTGACTAGTCTACTCGATCGACTTCGCCACGCGTACAACGCGTTCTCGGGGAACGAGCACGCTCGCAACTGGTCGGTGGGGCCCGGCTACACTGCTAGGCAGGACCGGCCGTTTCTCTCGCTCGCGACCGACCGCTCCATCATATCGACGATCTACAACATGATCGCCATCGATGTCGCGGCCACGCCCATTCGGCACGTTCGCGTCGGAAAGAACGGGCGGTACGAGAGCGAGATCGATTCCGGCCTGAACGAGTGTCTCACCTATGCGTCCAATGTCGACCAGGTGGGGCGCACGTTTATCCAGGACCTGGTCCTGTCCCTGCTGGAGGATGATGCGGCGGCCATCGTTCCGGTGGACACCACGCTCAACCCGGCCAAGTCCGATACGTACGATATACGATCGATGCGCGTCGGATCAGTCACGGAGTGGTTTCCCAAGCACGTCAAGGTCAAGCTCTACAACGAGAAGGTCGGCCGGCGCGAGGAGATCATCCTCCCGAAGGCACAGGTCGCCATTGTTGAGAACCCTCTGCAAGAGGTGACCAACAAGAACAACTCGACGCTGTCCCGTCTGGCCCGCAAGCTTTCGATGCTTGACAAGGCGGATGAGCAGTCCTTCTCGGGGAAGCTCGACATCATCATCCAGCTGCCGTACACCATCAAGACTGAGGCGATGCAGAAGCGCGCGGAGAACCGCCGCAAGGACATCGAGAATCAGCTCGAGGGCAGCAAGTACGGTATCGCCTACACCGACGGCACGGAGAAGATCACGCAGCTCAACCGAGCGGCGGAGAACAACCTTCTCGAGCAGGTGAAGTACCTGACCACGCAGGTCTATGCGCGATTGGGTATTACCGAGGCCGTCGTCAACGGCACGGCAACCGAAGAGGTTCAGACGCAGTACTGGAGCCGAACGGTCGAGCCGATTCTGGGCGCAATCACGAATGCCATGACTACGAAGTTCCTGACCAAGACAGCACGCACTCGGGGGCACCGCATTCAGTATCTTCGTGACCCGTTCCGATCGACCGCTCCGTCGAAACTGGTCGAGTCTCTGAACACGCTTCTGCAGGCGGAGGTCATCACCTCCAACGAAGCACGCTCATTCCTCTCTCTGCCGCCCTCGTACGACGAGCAGGCGGACAAGCTCCAGAACGCGAACATCAATCCGGTTGGGGATCAGGACGAGGGCGAGGAAGACGAGTACTCCGACGAAGACGATTCCTACTACGATGAAGGAGAGGAATGAGTCGATTCGATTTCAGCGGATGGGCGACTAAGAACGACATCACATGCTCCGACGGGCGTGTGATCCGGGCGAACGCGTTCATCGACAACGACGGCGCGCAGGTGCCGTTGGTCTGGCAGCACGGCCACTCTGCTCCGGACAACGTTCTCGGGCACGCGCTGCTCGAGAACCGTCAAAATGGTGTGTATGCGTACTGCACGTTCAACAAGAGCGAGGCGGCGTCACGCGCCAAAGAGCTTGTCCGGCACGGGGATGTCAACTCGATGTCCATCTACGCCAACAGGCTGTCCCAGAAGGGCCCGTCGGTCACTCACGGCAACATTGTCGAGGTGTCCCTGGTTCTTTCGGGGGCGAACCCTGGAGCGCTCATCGAGAACGTGGCGCTCCAGCACTCGGACGGGTCCTACACCGAGGACGAGACCGAGGCAGTCATTTACAGCGGTCTGACTCTGAAGCACTCGGAGGAGGATCTCGACGATGAGGAAGACATGGACGAAGACGAGATGACCGTCGGCGAGGCCATCGACTCGATGACCGACGCGCAGCGCGAAGCGATGTACGCCGTTATCGGAGAGGTCCTCGAGGACGCCGAGGCTGAGGCCGACGACGAGTACGACGACGAGTACGACGACGAGTACGACGACGAGTACGACGACGCCGAGCACATGGATGGGAGTGATCACCTGGTGCACAGCAATGTGTTTGAGGGCGGCTACGACGAAGGTCCGACCCTGTCGCACGCCGAGATGGAGGCGATCGTCGAGGACGCCAAGATGCCGGGCATGACCCTGCGTTCGGCGGCTCTCGCGCACGCTCAGGCCTACGGGATCAAGGACCCCTCGATCCTGTTCCCGGACGCCACCAACATCGACAAGGAGCCGCAGCGGATCGGGCGGGAGCAGACCTCGGTCCAGGCCATCCTGAGCGGCTGCAAGCACTCACCCTTCTCCCGGGTCAAGACCCAGTGGAGTGATCTCACGCCGGACGCGCTTCGGGCCAAGGGCTACGTCAAGGCGAGCATGAAGACCGATGTGGTCTACGAGATCGCCAACCGCAAGACCCTTCCGACCACTATCTACGTCCGTACCAAGATGGACCGGGACGACATCCTGGACATCACGGACTTCGATGTGGTCAACTGGATCAAGCAGAACCTGCGCACCTCGCTGGACGAGGAGCTTGCTCGCGCGATTCTTATCGGTGACGGTCGCGCCGCGTCCGCCCCGGAGAAGATCAAGACCGAGAACATCCGCCCGATCATCCATGACGATGACCTGTTCGCGCACAAGGTTACCCTGGCCAAGGGCATCACTGCCGACGGCATCGTCGACACGGTTCGCGCCGCGCGCAAGAACTACAAGGGCAGCGGCTCGCCGACGCTCTTCACGACGAACGCTTTCGTCTGCAAGATGCTCGAGCTGAAGGACAAGAACGGTCGGTACATCTACGAGACTGTCGACAAGGTTGCCTCGGCCCTGAATGTTAAGAGCATCGTTGAGTGCGATGTTCTCGACGACGCCAAGGATGAGAACTACATCTACTACGGGGCCATCGTCAACCTCACCGACTACACTATCGGCGCCGACAAGGGCGGAGAGGTCAACTTCTTCACCAACTTCGACATCGACTTCAACCAAGAGAAGTACTTGTACGAGACCCGCGTCAGCGGTGCTCTCACCAAGTACAAGTCG